TCACGCATCAGTATCTTTACCCCATCCGCGGTGAACCATAAGAACACCGTTGACGATAGCGTGTCTTTTCCCTTCTTTATCGCCAATGTATTTTCTGACTGTGGCACGATTGCAGTTCAGTATTCGGGCCACTTCGGTCTGATTTCCATATGCCTCAACAAGCATGTCAGGAATGGTTTTTACGGTGAACGTCATGCGGCCTCACTTCTGCTGTTTCGCAGGTCTTTAAGTTTCTGTTGATACTCTGCCTTGATCGCCTTGCACTCTTCGACAGTCCAGCGGTGGCGACTATGGTTTGATTCGATTTCGTCTACTGCTTCCTGCCCGATGCGGTTAATCAGTTCGACACGATACGGAACGAGATTTCCGCTTTTGTACTGGTTACACACCACGCATTGCTTATGGATATTGCGTTCATCAAATCTGAGCTGAGGTGCCGCAACTGTTGTACGGTAATGGCCTGCATCCCACTGGGCTGAATCGAACGTCCCGCATGAAACACACGGCAAATGACGGTCCCGCTCCCTGATATAAGCATTCACAGCCTGTTGTGCCTGCTTAATCCAGTAACTGCGGGGCTGTAAGTCCCTCCTGCGCGCTTTCAGCTTGTCTGCCTGCTCTTTTGCTGAAGCTATCGCCTTTTCTTTTCTGACCAGTTCCAGTGCGCACTGACCACAGCAAACTTTCTGATATGAGCGGAACGGCACAAACGAGGAGCCGCACACTTTGCATTTTTTTGGTTTACGTTGCTTCATCATCACCTCAGAAAAACGACAGCAGGCGGTTATTCAGTTCAGGATTGTTTGAGCGCCCGAACACATGTTTTAACGCGGCATTAATCATTGCGTTGTAGCAACGTTCAAACTCATCCTGATCCATATTCGCGTAACTCAGGCTTTTTGCCCGATATCTCACCTCGCCTCTTATGGTTGTGACCACATCATAGAACCCGGCAAGAATTGTCAGATTTTTACGAAACTCATCAAACTGCGTCGCTTCATCAGAGAATTCGTATCCAGCATGTTCAGCGCACCAGTACTGAAAGCAGAAATTAAGAAAAGCGAACATCTTCCGGTGAAAAGATGGGGTACGGGTAAGTTTTGCTTCCAGTGTATACAGCTCACCGTTTTTAAATTTTGCCAGTCGGGGTAAATCGCGCTCATACGCCGGTACAAATACGCCATTAGCCGCCTTGATCATCTCTATTTCCATCAGGCAGCCTCCGCTTTGAATTTGCGCGTCAACACATGTTCACGGGCTTCACCCCCCTGAATGAGCATGTCGTTAAAATCCGGCAAGTCAGGCCAGCGAATGCTGACTTTCTCAACGTCATTGCAACTCATGAGATTCTTATGCCCACATTTAAAGGCAGCCGCCAGACCTGCGCCGTGCGCATCATTGTCAGCAAAGATAATCAGGTGATTAACGCCAGGTGGCGCAATGAACTTCTCCATAAAACCGGAGTTCATTGTTGACCACACATTGCAGCGGAATATTTGACGGCATGAAAGCGCCGTTTCGATACCCTCGGCTATCCCCAGAGTGGACGACACCGGATACAGGCGTATTGCCACCGATTTGGCATACTGCAAACCAGGCAACTCCTGTAGCGCGGTCATTTTTTTAGCCGCCTCTACATTCGCCTTGCGATCACCATCCAGCAACGTACGATGCAGATAGCAAAGAGAACCTTTGTCATCTGTTGCAATGGCGTAAAGTGCCTGATATTCGCGCCCGCTGGCGATCTGACGGTCACAGAAACGCACGGATTCGGTCGGTAACTGGAGTATTCCCCTCCCCTGCAGGTACGCCTCACCTGTTGTGCCCCGCAGACATGAAAGTCTGGAGAACTTATCCATGACCAGCTTCCGCTTTCTGCTTATCTCTGTTACAGGCTGGCTGACTTTCTCCCTCTTCCAGGTATTTCCGATCAGCCGATCGATTTCATCACACAACGTCACCCAGAGCTTACCCGTGGCAAGTTGCAACAACTCCATCCCGTCCCCGTGACCACAGACGCAAATCCACGAACCGGAGCCATCTTTATCATCACAGCGAAATTTACCTCTGGCACCACATATCGGGCAGGGTCCGTTGTAATGTTTCACACCAGTAACAGGAGGCATGCCGTAATATTCAAAAATTCGCCCCCAATGCCCGACCGCTGCCTTCTTAGTCTGCATGCTGGCCTCCTGTCATGGCTTTCTTGCGCCCTTTGGCATAGGCAATGGTCTTTGACTTGATGAAGTTGTACACTTCAACTGAGGTTTGCAGCGGCGCATTACTGAATCCTTTGGGCCAAACCCCGAACTTCTCCTTGTAGGTATGAGCACACCATCCGTCACTCAGGGGTTTACCAGTCGCGTTGCGGTAATTCTGATACCCCTTGATCTCACTCCACCAACGCTGCTTTTCCTCGCGGCTGTATTCGCGTTTCCCTTTGTTGACGCGTGAAAGCTTACGATCGCGATCTGTCGCCACGTCATCACCACCAAGAGGACGAAATCCACATTTGGGACACATATGCACGCCAGCAGGCTTCATGAAGTGGCATTTGGGGCATTCCCTGGGAAGTTTCTCAGCCTTAACCTCACTCCCGCCAGCAGACGCTTTCATTCCGTCATTTTTTCCCGGAAGTTCGTCATACTCGATATCCTCGGGGAAGCCCAGCCGATGAACCGTACCGGAATGGTCGAAAATCAATGCGCGTTTTTTACCAGACGCAGTACGTAACGCTCTCCCGATGCACTGCAACCAGCGGATTTCTGATTTGGTCGGACGGGCGTAGATCAGGCAGCGAACATCGCTGTCAAATCCCGCAACCAGTACACCAACGTTGACAATTATTTTGGTCGCGCCCTCTTCAAAACGGCGAATGATGTCCTGTCGTTCATCATGGAGGGTATCTGCCGTCATCACCTCTGCACCAATACCAGCCTGTAAAAACTCACGGGTAACAAAATTCGCATGCGCAACATTCACGCAGAAGCAGATCGTCGGCAAATCCTCGCCATTCTCAAGCCAGTTGCGAACGATATCGCCAACCAGATCCGAACTCCCCATGATGGATGCGAGCTGCTCCTCGTTGTAATCCCGTCCAAATACGGTGTTACTGGTTTTTACGCCAGCCAGATCAGGCATTGAGGGGGCAAAAAACTCGTAACCGCTCAGATCACCACGCTGAATAAGTTCACGAATCGTTGTAGGCTTGATCAGGCATTCGTAGTACTTCCCCATCCAGGCTGCGAACGGGGTGCCGGAAAGTCCAAGAACCCTGATGTCTCTGTCCCGGATAACCTCAAGTAACGCACGACGCTTCATGTGTGCTTCATCGATGATCAGCAGATCGATGTTGTCAGGAAACTCACGACGGATCAGCGTGTCGGCACTGGCAATCTGAATCAGTCGTGACGGGTCATAGTTAGGGTGATCACGCCATACAAAACTGATTTCTTCCCACGGCAAACCGTATTCGGTGAAACGTTCCGCTGTCTGGTTCAGCAGGATGGTGTACGGACAGACAAACATCACCCGCATACCACGTTCAACCATTCCGGCAGTGACGAATGCTGCAAGACCAGTTTTGCCAGAGCCAGTGGGTGCATACATCAGGTACGTGCGATGCTGTTTCCACTGGTGCCGCAGCTGGTTTAAACCGCGCTCCTGAGCAAAGTTTGGGGTGATTTTCAGCATGACGCCCCCTTGCCATTCGCCGGGATGATATCGATCCCAGCATCGCTATAACTGGTCAGTTTCTTTGGCATTCGAAGCAACACAAAGCCTTCAGTGCCACGACGTGCCAATTCACGCAATTTCATGACTGAGCGGGGTCGCGGAGAGCTACGATCGATCTCGATAGCCACACTCCCACCAGTTTTTGCTGTTGCGAGAATATCAACACGGAAATTTCTGCCATCGATTCTTACTGTGACATTGCTTGCCACATGCATCCCCTGTGACTCAAGGATCGTTACAACATCAGCCAGAAAGCTGTAACGCTCCTCTGTTCTCAGTGGTACAGTGCTCAGTGTACGGATCAGTGCCGATTTGGTTGCTGCTGACATAGTTTATCACTCAATAGTTAGCTCGATAATCATTTCACCAGAAACTATCGCGCGCTTATACAGTGATCTACCTAACCTATGTACCTGCCTTCTGGCCTAGGCCAAGGGATACAGGCCTTACCAACGACTCCACCCCCTTACCCCCTCCTCGCTTCCTTTCAGGAAATTAGTTGCATGTGAAATTATTTCTAGCGCAACTAACCGCCATCATGGTGTCGGGGGAAACTTCCGTACCGCTACTGGCGAAAGCATCCAGCCACGGCTGGCTCTCGCGTACTTCTGGACATACACCCGTAACCGGGTGTTGGCGCTCCGTCTTGCCCTGTTGCCCTTCCTGAACGATACAGGCTCCTTGTCCCACTCTTCCTGGTACACTCTCGCGTACTCTGCTGCAATTTTTACCCGGGTGGTCGGGTCTAGCTGTAACAATTGCTCCTGTATCCAGTCCCGATCAGCATCACAGTACTGCTCGGGCATAACCGTTTTGATTTGCCTGTTCACTCACACCTCCGATGGGCTGTGTGTCCAGGATTAATCATCGCCTCTTACGAACGCAGGGAACGGACGAACCTCTTCCGCCTCAACTGTGCCGTCATCAAAGGTTTTGACGTATATTTCTCGTCCGACGAGAAGCGCTTTACTGATTGCACTCTGCGCCACGCCAAAGTCCTTAGCGGCTTTCTTTTGGCCGAACCTGTATACGTAATCAGCCAGGGTCTCTTTTTTCATCGCCATAACTGACTCCTTCAAAATGCCCATATCATTACGCACAGTTATTAAAATGTCAACACCGCAGATATTTCATTACATATAACCAAAGGTGATATGGTATGAACATGAAAAAGAAACCGTTAACCCCTGAGCAACTGGAAGACGCCAAGCGTCTGAAAAGTATTTTTAACGCTAAAAAGAAAGAGTTAGGCCTGTCGCAGGAATCATTAGCCTATGAATTAGGTGTTACCCAAAGCGCTGTTAATCAGCTAATGGCTGGCATCAACGCCATAAATGCCAGCCACGCAGCACAGCTTGCTAAGATACTGAATGTAAAGGTCGGAGATTTCAGTCCCAGCCTGGCAAAATCTATTGCAGAAATGGCGCTCGCAATTGAAGAGCCATTAACTCGTGTCCCCGCTTACGAATATCCGTTACTCTCCTGCGTACAAGCTGGCGCATTCTCAATGGATGATATTTCGTACACCGCAAAAGATGCGATTAAATGGATCTCCACCACCACAAAAGCCAGTGACAGGTCGTTCTGGCTGGAGGTCAAGGGGCATTCAATGACCGCACCGCAGGGTGGTAAACCCAGTTTCCCTGAAGGGATGCTGATACTCGTTGACCCTGAGCGGGAGATTGAGGATGGCGATTTTTGCGTGGCCCGAATGAATGGCGATGAATTCACCTTCAAACGATTCATTCGTGAGAGCGGTAAAGCATACCTGGAGCCACTCAACCCACGATTCGACATGATTGAGTGTAACGAAAACTGCCAGTTTGTCGGAAAGGTCATCAAATCGCAGTGGAATGATGATACTTTTGATTGAGCTCACAGAGCGATATTAATAACCTTGCCGGGAGATGCTTGGGAAGCGATTTTCTGGCATTATTATCTGAGTTGCCCACAACCTATAGAGTCTTACATGAAAAAATCATTTGCTGTATTGTTCGTTTTGTTGTCACTGGTAGCTTCGACTCAATCATTCGCTGGTCGTTGCCAACACGACAATGATACCGCTGCTGACGGCTCTCGTTGTGGTGGTCGTTCTGCTGATTCTCGTCCTGGCGGTGGTGGTATTCGCTAAAAACAAGGCCGCTTTCCCGGCCTTTATTTCAATACGTTCAGACAGAATTTTTGGCCTGTTGTTAACTAGTAACCTGAAGAGACGTTTGGGTGATGTTTGGGTGATTTTAGTTGTGATTAACGAAAACTATGGTGCAACATCTTATAGTAAATTGTTAATATAACAAGGTATTGTATCAAATGAGCCAAAATCTTGATTCAACACTAGAAACATACATCTCTTGGCAGTTAGAGCAATTTAAGGATAAATTTTTCCCAAACTGTGACGTCATTGCGTACTACGGTGGCATCTTTCCATGGTCAAAAGAAGTTTACCAGCCAAAACTTGAAGCTATTGGTGAGATGGCTAACAGTCGTACCAATAAATTTCTTGTTATTATACTCAATACAAACGGTGGTTCTGTTGAGTCTGTAGAAAAAATGGTAGAAATTACAAGGCATTTCTACCAAGAGGTATATTTTATCATTCCAGACATGGCTATGTCGGCAGGTACAATATGGTGCATGTCTGGAGATAAAATTTACATGGACTATGCTTCTTCATTAGGACCTATTGATCCTCAAGTGCAATCGTCGGACGGTAAATGGGTTCCCGCTTTGGGATACCTTGATAAAGTTGAAGAAATGATTAATAAATCCAGAGAAGGAACCATTACCCAAGCTGAACTGATGATGCTTAGTCAGTTAGATCTGGCGCACTTGCGGAGATATGAGCAAGCCAGAGAACTATCAATAGACTTGCTTAAGAAATGGCTTGTGGAGTATAAATTTAGAGAGTGGACAGTTCATCAAGGTAACACAAAACGAGGAAAGCTAGTTACCAAGAGGGAAAAGGAAGCGAGGGCTAAAATGATCGCTACCGCTCTTAGTGACAACGGAAAGTGGCATTCTCACGGAAGAACGATAGGAATAAACACTCTTATCAATGACTTAAGGATAAAAGTAGAAGACTTTACATACGATAAAGATTTTAGCATGGCGTTAAAAAATATACATAACGTCATTAATGAATACATGTATAAAACAAATCGACAGGTTCTTGTTCTGTCTTCTTTCCCTTTTCCAGAACAAAGTGAGTCATAAATGAACAAAGACAAATCCCTGACACAACAAGTGGAAGAAATACTTAGCAAGCAAAAAGTTAGCGAGCAAGGAAAAATGATTCAATCATTAAAGAACAGGGGCTTGATCAACAAGCCTGTTTTTACTTTGGCTTATGGACCAGATATTACAACCTGCCAAATGCACCAATAACAAAACCCGGCCTTGGTGCCGGGTTTTGTTTGCCTCCTGCTCGCCCCACCATTTACCAGTGCGCCGTAAATTCCCCATTCTTCGTGGCGGTGAGGATGTCAAAGACGAAGGGAACATTAAGCCCCTGTGTGATGGTTGACTTCTTTTTCCAGCGCCTTATTAACAAAGGCGTTCAGTGATAAATCTTCTTCCATCGCCATTTCTGCTACCCGACGATGCAGTTCTGGATCAAGCCTGACGTTAAACACACCTTTAAACGGGGTATCAGGCTCCTTTCCATCCTCCACACAAGACTGTAAATACAGCTCAACCGATGTCTTAAACTCCTGTTCCAGTTCAGCTAATGTAGAAGCCTCATAAGTTACCAGGTCTCGAATAAACGCCAGTTTTCCGTACAGGATATTATTTTCAAAATCTGGTTCTACTGTACCTAAATATCCTTTATATTTTAGATGCTTCATAATACCCCAGCCTCTTTCAGATTCTGTTTAATCGCTTTCAGCGTTCCACCTTTAATATAACTTTCTGGATGTGGGCGATGCATTAATATGGTGTGGTTGATTTCAGCATTGAAAAACCGCACTCTTGAGCCCTGCATTTCCTTTTTGACATATCCCAGAGAGGAAAACAAAACGACCAGCTCATCCCATTCAAACGTTTTTTTACTGTTTAAAAACTTTTCCAGTAGCTTATCTGCTTTCCCCATACCCACATAATCTCATCTTCGCTACATTGCAACTAATTATAGTTACAGGCAGTGTTTTTGTCAAAAGCCACCAAGCCCGCTGGGTTCTCTTTGACTGTTCGCTGCTTTTCTTGGTGTTATCAGGGGGCTTTTCCCTCACGCCAAATCTCACATAGAGTAACCGGCCTCCGCGTCGGTTTTTCTTTGACCGCACTCCGCTAACCGCCCCCTTGAAAAATAAATCACTTTAAAAATCAGTTAAGTAATATTTTTTCACCCCCAATAACCACTAACGGTATTTACATGAAAATCACCGCAAGTTATATTTATTTCAAGCTAGAAACATCGCGCCCTTACACAGGGCTACATAAATCAGTCGTACGGCGCGACTTAACCCGCCGCAAAATGCTCTTTAACAATCTGGAGCTTTACAGCGTCAATGACCTGTTTAGACCCCTACACGTAAACGTGCTGTATCATCGGGTGCGATCCGGTCGATGAGAGAGTATCCCCGCGCGAGAGCGAGAACGGCGTGAGAACGGGCAACACTGGCAGGAAGTTGGCGCTGACCAATACAGGGAATGTTTTGGGGTGCAGGCGGCACCGCCAAAGCATTTCCGAGAAAGGACGGTATTGACTGCGTGTGATGTCGGGGCTATATTTGGCGAACACCTTATAAAACGGGTGTCGGGATTCTCACCCCGCTGACAATCGAGGCGATACAGACGCGCCAGCGTCTTTTTTTGTATCAACATACACGCACATCTTATCAATGGTGGGCTGTATGGGGCCGACTTCGGTCGGGCTGGTTCCCTTGATTGCCAGTTGTGAGAACCCTGTACAGTCCACCGCCAGCGAGCTTCTCACCTCCAGCGGTGGTTATCAATCACCAATCAAGGAGGCTGCCATCATGGCTACTATCTCTCCCCTTTCTCGCCCATCCGTAACTATTGAAAACGGCAATGCCATCACTACGTCAATTGACATCGCAGAGTTCTTTGAGAAGCAACATCACCATGTTGTTCAGAAAATAGAATCCCTCGAATGCTCTGAGCAATTCTTAACCCGCAACTTTTCGCGGGTTAAATTTGAACACCGAGGCAATACCTATAACGCCTATCAAATCACCAAAAACGGATTCGTCTTCCTGGTGATGGGATTCACTGGTAAAAAAGCCGCTGCATTCAAGGAAGCCTACATTGCTGAATTCGATCGCATGGAAAAACAACTATGGGAACAGAAACAACTGGCCCTGTCTTCTCCTGCGATGAATATCAATTTCCCTTTATCGTGGTTTTCAGAGCATCACCCCTACGCCACGATGAACTATGTTGATCGCAAAGTTATCAGCCTTGATGCTTCCGTGCTCTTCGACATGCCAAGCCCAACTATGCGCATCCTCAACGAGCTACACAGCAAAGGCTATAACGTTGACGCCGCTGTCGCCGAATTTAACGCCTTCAAACATCTGACGGAAGAAATGCGCCGTAAATTGCTGGATATTTCCCGTACATCGGAAAAGTCTTCCCGCTTTGGTTTCAACGTTAATCTTTAATTAAATCTCTCCCCGATTATATATCGGGGATTAAATTAAATATCTGGATTAATTAACCGGAGGATTTGTCATGCTCAAACCTCACTACGGAACCGCATTAGTTTCTCGCGAGGACGTTAAACCCGGCACAGCAATTCTTTACAACGGGCGTTATTACATGGCGTCAGCGAACGTTAATAATGCACTTTACGCTCATTCACTGATTGAAAAAATTCGCATTATTTCAGATGCAATCGAAGTTTACCTGAACCACAAAGGTCAACCGTTAATCTCGCCAGCCTGAAAGGAAATATCATGCTCAACCAAAAAATTAATATCAATGCAAAAAGCGTCGTAACTCCAGCAGGAACGATAATGGGAGAAGTTTTTATGGATAATAAAATCATCGCCTATTTTGTCGTCCTGCCTGATGAGGCTATTTCAGTTATTGATACGGAAGGCAATGTTATATTTATCACAGAACGCCCCGAAGACATCGCATTACAGGCCGCTGCATATTTCCTTGCTAAAGAGCAGGAGGAAGAATGTAACTGCCCTGTCTGTCAGCTTTCCCGACAAATTAATTTAATGCATTAACCGGAATCAGGAGTTCCGCCATGAACGCATACCTCACCTGCGACCGCATAGAGGAGCGTCGCTGGGTTAATCAGCAAATTCAGGATGAAAAGGATAAATGGATTGACGATCGGGCACAGGAGCTTATCAGCATGTTCCCCGATAAACCATTGCTTATGAGCAGCCTTTTTTTACCCAAAGAAGCCCAGCTGGCACTCACTGGCGATAAAGCTGAAGAGGCGTACAACGATTATATCTCAGCGATCGCCTATGCACGGGCGGAAGAAGAATGGGAGAGAAAATTCTCCCCCTGTCCTTTCTGATTTTCAGGACAAAAAAAATGTTCGATATCGTTGAATTTGTTAAGCAGCAGGAGCGCTTTTTCTGCGAGGCATTAACTGAACCAACGCTGACATGGGCGAAGGAAAGTCAGTTTGCAATTCAGCAATTCCAGAAAAATGCCTTTCTGGCTGACACAGCACGGGGAAATCTGTCCAGCGCACAGAACGCTATCATCAATGTTGCCGCTATAGGCATAACCCTGAACCCGGCCAGCAAGCTGGCGTATCTGGTCCCACGAAAAAAGGCTGTATGCCTGGATATCAGTTATATGGGGCTTCTGCATCTGGCACAGGTCACAGGAGCCATTCAGTGGGGGCAATGCAAACTTGTTTACGAGAAGGACATTTACGAGTCCAACGGTATTGACTGCGCCCCCACGCACAAATACAACCCATTCGTAGACAGGGGCGCACGCATTGGCGGTTATTGTGTCGTAAAAACATCCGAAGGCGACTATCTGACCGAAGAGATGAGCAACAGGGAAATCGAGGTCATCAGGGCGTGCAGCAAAGCCGGAAATAACGGAGGAAGTAGCCCGTGGGATAGCTTCCCCGACGAAATGGCCAGAAAAGCCATTGTTAAGCGCGCCAGCAAATACTGGCCCCGTCGCGATCGCCTGGATACAGCTATCGACTACCTGAACACTCAGGGCGGTGAAGGTATCATCCTGAATGCTGATCACATCCCTGAGCGTGACGTCACTCCCGCATCAGATGAGATTATCAATGAGATCACTCAGGCAATCACCGAAATTAACAAGACATGGGATGACCTGCTTCCCTTATGTTCCAAAACATTCCGTCGCACGATTGCATCACATGAATATCTCAGTCAGGAAGAAGCTGTCAAAACGCTTGATTTTGTCAAAAAGAAAGCTGCCAGAAACAAGGCCACGGCGGAAGCGAAAATTCACGCCACCACGGAAAATAACAGCGAGGCCGTGTCATGACACCAGAAATTATTCTCCAGCGAACTGGCGTGGATATTACCAGCCTCGACCAGGGCGATGATGGATGGCACAAGCTGAGACTCGGTGTTATCACTGCTTCAGAAGTTCACAATGTGATAGCAAAGCCACGTTCCGGCAGCAAATGGCCTGATACAAAAATGTCATACTTCCACACCCTGCTGGCTGAAGTTTGTACTGGCGTGGCACCGGAAGTTAACGCTAAGTCGCTCGCATGGGGAAAGCAATACGAAGATGATGCCCGTGCCCTCTTCGAATTTATCGCGGATGTTACCGTCTCGGAAACGCCAATAATTTTTCGTGACGAAAGCATGCGCACCGCCTGCTCTCCCGACGGTTTATGCAGCGACGGTAACGGTCTTGAGCTTAAATGCCCTTTTACTTCCCGCGACTTCATGAAATTCCGGCTTGGCGGCTTTGACGCTATCAAGCCTGCTTACATGGCCCAGGTGCAATTCAGCATGTGGGTTACAGACAAGGACGCCTGGTACTTCGCCAACTACGACCCACGCATGAAGCGTGAAGGCCTGCATTATGTCGTGGTCGAGCGGGATGAAAAGTACATGGCGAGTTTTGATGAGATGGTGCCGGAGTTCATCGACAAAATGGACGAAGCACTGGCGGAAATTGGTTTTGTATTTGGAGAACAATGGGGGGTTAATAACTAATGGATGAAGTGATTTTTACTTATAACGAAGAATCAGCACTGACCGCCGGACAAGGTAGTTTTATTACCGAAACGGTGCGCATATCATTAACATCACCGAAGCAGAACTCAAGCAATCAGAAAAAGGTGCCCGATTCATTGAGTTTTCTGGAGAATCCGACGACGGACGGAAAATCCAATATCTCAGTGTTTGTGTTCAGAAGAATGACGGTACTGAAAATAAATTTGGGGCGAGCATTATTCACGCCATGATGGGATGCACAGGAATTGGGCAGTTAACGCAACATATGGTTTCCGTCAGTAAATATGTTGCACCTGAGTTTCACGGAAAGAAAATCGGACTCGTCCTCCAGAAAGTATTAACCACAAACAGAAAGACTGGCGCAGACGGTTACCAGATGGAAATCCGCATTCCATTCATTGCAGAAACAGGGCAGACACTGAAAGAAAAAGCTGAAGGAAAGAAACCAGAAACGGTAGCAAATATGGTTTCCACTCTCAAAGACAAAGACAATCGCAGCAAAAACGTAAACCCGAATCACACGGACGACCCAGGTTACTGGCAGTACGGCAGCGATAGTTTTTAATTCACAAACAAAACCAGGCTTTAAATGCAGTGAACAACTGAAGCCTTAACACACCTCTACACGGATATATTAATATGAACCAGCATCAAACTGATGTTAATGTTTTCATTAACGACCTCGACGGCGGGGTATTTGTTAACAAACTTGGCGCGGTATTAAGTGAAGTTGCCTTTGGCGTAAACAGCACAAACAAAAAAGGAAAGGTATGTGTTGAATTCGAATTATCTTCACTTGATGAAAATCGCGTATCAGTTTCCCATAAACTAAAATTCACACGCCCGACAATGCGTGGTAGTAAATCAGAAGAAGACACAACTAACACCCCGATGTTTGTAAATAAAGGTGGTGAGCTTACTTTGTTCCAGAAAGACCAGGGACAGCTTTTTGATAAACAGGGCCAACATGACGCTGTTTTACGCTGAATATTCCCCGCCTTAAAACGCTCGCGCATTATCCCTAAATACATAAATTAAAGGTAAATATACATGTCTCAGTTAGATAGCAATGCCATTAAAGAAATTGTAAAACTCACCACTACTGCTTTTTCTGGTGAAAATTTGCCGCTTACGGAATGCCCTGTTGCGTTATTGCCGGACAATGTAAATATCGAAAGTCTGGAACGATTCATGACAGAACGTTTTCGTTTCCGTGGAGTCATGACCACAACCAGTATTGATGACTTTGTTGAATACAGCAAAGGGTATGCCGATGAGCACTCCCGCTGCTTCATTAACGCGGAAACGATGAAAGCAGTCACTGTGTTCAATATCGGCACTCTGGAGCAACCTGGACACGCTGACAACAAGGCACTGCTGGAACTGAAAGCCACATCACCATATCGCGCATTGCGTGACGTTGACGGCAAAAAACAACTCCAGAAATCTCTCGCTGAATGGCTGGAAGACTGGGCCGACTTCCTCACAGCCTATGACAGCGACGGTAATGTGCTGGATATCAAACAGGCTATCTCTGCTGTCCGTCGTCTTACCATCGATGCAAAACGCAGTGCTGAATATGAAGAGCAAAACTTCAGCGGTAGCCGCTCAGTCATGGAGTCCGTGGAGGCTAAAAGCAAAGAAATCATGCCTGCCACTTTCCGCTTTGAATGCATCCCATACGAGGGCCTGGGCAACAGGGAATTCACGCTGCGATTAAGCATTCTGACAAGCGAACAGCCTGTTCTGGTGCTACGTATCGTGCGTGTTGAAGCTGCGGAAGAAGAAATTGCCAAAGAGTTCCGTGACCTGCTGAAAGAGCGTTTCGAAGAAGAAGATATCTTAACCTTCATCGGCACGTTCTCAGTGTGATGAAATCTGTGACAGGGACGTCACGACATATCGCTCATATTTCACGAGAAAATACACAGTTCTTGGAGGGTATACTATGCAATTTAAAGATTTACCAGAGGATATTCAGAAAATAGCTGCGGATACGCTTAAAGCCCATTTATCGGTGCTTGATTTAACAAAGGAACCAAAGGCGAATCTGGAAAATATATCCCGTAACGTGCGAGATGTTTTTGTCGGGCTGTATGCTTATGGCAATGAAAAGCACGAGGAACATATTCAAAATGGTTGCATTAATAAATTTCAACAAAATATCAAACTTCCTGTTGCTGATAAAACAGAGCAGAAAACAGAGGTATTAGTATTCTGGAATACCGTTGAGGCTATCGCCAGGAGCACGATGTTGGAGTTTAACAACATCAATCATTCCGGGAGAGACACTCATCAATCATCACATCGTGAGGGGTTTTCCATTCTTCTAACTCTGTTACAAGAGCAAGGCGAATATCCTCAGCCGACATCAAACGATACTGAGCAATAGTCTATTCTCGTACGCTGCAACGTGAGGTCGTACCCCGGACACGGGTAAACATCCGGCAATTCCAGCTTACCACCTATTTAACCCCCTCCCCGTAACGAGACGAAGAAATGAGCACTCATCATGTTGTGAGTTTTTCAGGCGGTCGGACATCGGCGTACCTCGTCCACCTTATGGAGCAACGCAGAAAAGCTGGTGAAAACGTTCATTACATACTCATGGATACGGGATGTGAACACCCGCTGACGTACCGATTTATTCGGGAGGTTGTGAAGTTCTGGGATATTCCGCTAACCGTGTTGCAGGTCGATATAAATCCAGAGCTTGGGCAGCCAAATGGTTATACGGAATGGGAACCAAAGGATATTCAGACGCGAATGCCGGTGCTTAAACCGTTTATGGACATGGTTAAAAAGTACGGTACGCCATACATCGGCGGCGCATTCTGTACTGACAGGCTAAAACTCACCCCTTTCACGAAATATTGCGATGACCATTTTGGGCGAGGGAATTACATCACATGGCTGGGTATTCGTGCGGACGAACACCGTAGGCTGAAACCGAAACCGGGCGTCCGGTATCTTGCCGAGCTGTCAGATTTTGATAAGTCGGATGTTATCCGGTGGTGGCGTAAACAACCTTTTGATTTGCAAATCCCGGAGCACCTCGGGAACTGTGTTTTCTGCATCAAAAAGTCAACGCAAAAGCTGGGGATCGCATGTAAAGACGAACCTGGTCTGATGCGGGTTTTTAATGAACTGGTTACAGGCAAACACGTCCGGGATGGTCATCGCAGAACAGGTAAAGACGTTATGTACCGTGGTCACCTGACGCTTGACAGGATTGCCAGAATGTATGCCGACAGCGACTACAGAAGTTTGTATCAGGCGATGGTGCTGGCCAAGCGGTTTGATACTGGTTCGTGTTCCGAATCATGTGAAATCTGGGGTGACCAATTGGAGTTGAAATTCGAAGAGGTAGTGGCATGACAATCGTAAAAACCCATACCGGTACCGTGATCACCAAAGATGGACCGCAGGTAAAAAAATTGCACCAAACAGAACGGATGTGGGTCGTCGGCAAAAACGAGTTTTACCACAAAGAAACTGGACGCCGCCACTTTGCAGAAAATACGCGCCGCCGACTGCTGTTAGACACCATCAAGCCTATCGAGGTGAAGCATGTTTAAACAGAACGAAAAAGCTATCGCTCAAATTGCTGATTATATCCCGCGTGCGTGCCGGGGTATGCAGTTGCAGGAAGCCAAAGCGCGCCTGGAGAAAAAAATTGCGCTCTATATCGATGACGGCTGTGATGCTGCCGTTCTTAACGCAGCGTTCGCGCCAGCTCTTAACAGTCATACGCGGGAGTCTTTTTTTTCGTGCATCGCAGCGCAGATCCGCAAAGGAGGCAACCAGTGAGCAAGATTGACTATCAGGCACTGCGTAAAGCGGCGCAACTGGCAACACAGGGTGAATGGGTCGCATTTATTTCGTCTGGTACTGGTACATATGCGGTGCATACACCTGGTGATAAACGATGTGAAGACGTTATCAAATGGACCGGCTTTGATGGACAGAACAACGCAGAGAACAACGCTCGTTATATCGCAGCTTTCAACCCTGAAGTAGTGCAGGCGCTGCTGGATGAACGGGAAAGAAACCAGCAATACATCAAACGCCGTGACCAGGAGAACGAGGATATTGCGCTAACGGTAGGGAAACTGCGTGTTGAGCTTGAGGAGACAAAATCAAAACTCAACGAGCAGCGCGAGTATTACGAAGGTGTTCTCTCGGATGGAAGTAAGCGTATTGCTGAACTGGAGAAAAGCGAAGAGCAACTCATTAACGAGCGTGACCATGCTGAGTCTGCTTTAGCTGATATGTACTTTGCAGCAACCGGGGATAGGCCGGAGTGGAGTAACTGGTTCGGCTTTTCAGATGCCGTAGATGCCGTGGTTGACAGAATTGCTGATTTAGAAGCTAAACAGCCATCGCCAGTAGTACCGGAAGGACTGGTTAAAGCAGTGCGCTTTTATGAACAGGTTAAGCGTGAGAATCCGCCAGTCTAAACCGGAGCATGGAAAGACGCTGTTGATTGGGTACTCAAAGAGGCTTGCAAGGCTGTAAACATTGGTACCAAAGGAGATTGATATGAGCACTTTTACCGACAAAGAACTGATTAAAGAAATCAAAGAACGAATCGGCAGCTTGGACGTGCGAGACAATATTGAGCGCCGGGCTTATGAAATTGCTCTGGCATCGCTGGAAGCAGAACCAGTTGCTTATATTTTCAAACATCCGGCTGGAAAATTATTCTGGGCTTTAACGGATGAAAGCAATAAAGAGCAATCGGACGTTATTCCTGTTTATGCCGCCCCCCCCAGTGCCAGTAGTACCTGAAGAAAAACCAATGCCTAACCCTCTTAAAATGTACGCGGTTGATGCTGTTGCCGCTATTGCAGAGGTGAGAGGCTGGAACGCCTGTCGTGCCGCTATGCTTCAGAGTCAAGGTAATTGCATTAAGGATGGCTGGATAAGCTGTAGTGAGCGAATGCCAGATGACGGGCAGTGGTGCGTAGTGAACACAGAATACGGGTATTACGTGCAATGCTGGTCTGAAGGTCAAGGATGGCTTGGTGATTATATCAGCATCCCTGAATGCGATGTAATCAATTGGATGCCGCTACCAGAACCGCCGCAGGAGGTTAACCGTGGCTAACCTGCAACTTGCCGTCAAAGGTGAATACTTCGCAGATAGTTTCCCCCAAATCTGGGGAAAAGCCCGAATGGCGCGGCTTACAGCAAGATAAGGCCTACATGATTTGACAAATCCGCCAGAGCTATCGCATACTGACCGCACTAGAACTTCAAAGCGGTCATCCGCACCCGATAGCTTTGCGGCTTTTTTATGCCTGCAATTTGGCATAGTCACATCCGTACAAAGGTCGGGTGGAGAGGCGTAATACAATACCCGCAAGGGGAATATGCCCGGAGCATCTTTGAAGGCTCTAGTTGACACCCGATCACCAGCCACTAACTGGTGATTGCTAACTAAAACTTCAAAGGAGGTCATCATGACCAGTCAACTCATCCCCGTATTCAACGGCACTATCGACAACGAAACAATTCTTCTAGTTAACGCTCGTGATCTACACTCTTTTCTTGGTGTGGGCAGAATGTTCGCGCACTGGGTTAAAGAACGCATTGCTGAATATGGATTCGTTGAAAGCCAGGACTATATTTTGATTTGCCAAAATGGGCAAACCAAAGGGCGAGGAGGTGATCGCCGTAGCAAGGACTACCACCTAACTCTCGACACAGCCAAAGAACTGGCGATGGTTGAGCGTAACGAAAAAGGCCGCCAGTTCCGCCGATACTTCATCGAGTGCGAAAAGAAACTTCGCCAGAGCCTTTTACCTGCACCAATGAACATCAACTACCCTCTATCGTGGTTTTCAGAGCACCACCCCTACTCCATGATGAGCTATGTTGATCGAAAAACTCTTAACCTGGACGTTTCTGTGCTCTTCGACATGCCAAGCCCAACTATGCGCATCCTCAACGAGCTACACAGCAAAGGCTATAACGTTGACGCCGCTGTCGCTGAATTTAACGCCTTCAAGCATCTGACGGAAGAAATGCGCCGCACGCTACAGGATATTTCAAGATTGTCAGATCGAAATTCCCGAAAAGGCTTCTCGTTAAGCCTGTAACTTCCCCTACCATCCCCGACATCCCGTCGGGGTTTTCATATCTGGAGACAAAAATTTGAAACAGATCGCTTTCTACAGGCGTTCTGGAAGGCCCGGTGCCTTCCGTGGGTTAAAAGAACGCGTCACTTGGATGATTCAGTCTCGTGGTCGTCCTGTTACTGGCAGTGAAATAGCAGAGAAATTTGGTGTTTCACTTTGCGAGTTCAACAAGGTAGCTCGCGGCCTGACAAAGGGCAGTAAGGTTGTGAAAATAAAGGCTTCAGAACCATTCACCACAGACACCGGAATCGTTGATCGCTTTTTCTCCCTCGAATCAAATCCTCGTCGTGACACACCTCGCTCACGCAATGCCGTTCCTCCATTCAGTCGCAGAAGCCGTGAACACGCAGCAAAAAACTGTCGCGAGGAATACGTGCAAAAGGCCGAACGCCGTCGCCGACTGATTAAAGCAGGACTTTACATTGATGAGTTTGAAAACGCGCTATGACGAAAAAATACACCCTCATTTACGCAGATCCCCCCTGGACATTCCGCGACAAAGCAACCGATGGTCAACGCGGTGCAAGTTTTAAATATCCGGTCATGAGTCTTCTGGATATCTGCCGCCTCCCGGTATGGGAACTGGCAGCCGAGAATTGCCTGTTGGCTATGTGGTGGGTGCCTACACAACCACTTGAAGCATTGAAGGTTGTAGAAGCGTGGGGCTTTCGTCTGGTGACGATGAAAGGATTAACCTGGAACAAATGCGGGAAAAGACAGACCGACAAGCTGGTCATGGGTATGGGTAGCACCACTCGCGCTAACAGCGAAGACTGCCTTTTTGCAGTGAAAGGAAATCTGCCCGAACGCATTAACGCCGGAATAATCCAGTCATTCACTGCACCACGCCTTGATCACTCCCGCAAGCCGGATATGGCTCGAGAAAAACTTGTGCAACTTCTTGGCGATGTTCCCCGGATAGAACTGTTCGCCCGCCACACCTCGCATGGATTTGATGTATGGGGTAACCAATGCGGCACACCATCCATTGAGATGGTTCCGGGTATTGTTAAATTTCTGGAGAAAACCAATGAGCGAAAAAACGACGTTGACAAAGGCATCACCAGTTGAATTAAGGCAGTGTCTGGAAATCGCAAATCAACTTGCCAGAAGTGGAATACGATTTGTTCCAATCCCGATTACAGCAGATGCAGAACTTCATCTGTTTGGTGAAATTCTTTCCCGAAAGCTGGATGAACTGGAAAAGCTGGTAGAAGAAGCTGACACCTCACCAACCGTATAACAGCCCCACCGACATTAAAATATCAGGAGAAAAAAATGAACGCAGTGCTCACAGAATTGAACAAATTAGGAAAAGCATCAGCCGAAAGTATTTCTAAAGGTCTCAATATTGATTTGAATGACGTTATTGACACTCTATGGAAGTTAAAAAACCAGGGGGTAGTAACTGTAAAAAATGGCATCTGGCAGGCAGTTGCAAGGGAAGTGGACAAAAAACCAAATATCGCCTCAGTGCAGCCAGTGCAGCCAGTGCAGCCAGTGCAGCCAGTGCAGCCAGTGCAGCCAGTGCAGCACAACATTATAGGCGACCTGCTACGTAAATCACAGAAAGAAGCGCGCCGCGCCGGGCGGAAACAGAAACGATGGGAGGGTGCATGTAAGGCGTTGCAAGAACTGAATAAATACCGTGACTTGATCAACGAATTGTCAGAGTGAGCGAATCACAGAGAGAATATTTTGAGAAACACCCCGCGTACATTAATATTGTTTTTCCTTTCTCTAATGACGGGCGGTATCCTGTTATTCGCAGGAACAACATTATTTATTTTTGTTGCCCGGCTAACTGCGAGGATAATGACATGAAAATCACATTTGAAAGTTACGGTTTAACAGCAAGTGTGGTTATCTCCAGCTCTATATTCGAAAGCCGCAAACATCAGCATATCGTTGATGCAGTGAAACTCAAAGCCCCGGAAGTTACCGTCACAACACATGGACTTTTCAGGATACGAACGACGTTGACTACAACACACCTCTCGGCATGCCGTGTTTATGATATGGCACTCAAGGAATACAACCAGTGTTCGTCCTGATCCAGCGCGGGCAGTCTTTCGTTGATGCCAACAACTATCCGGTAGAAATATGCAAGGTAACTCTGACTCAGGTGATCTACCGAAGGCTCGACGGCAGAACCAGAGCCACTTCAATTAGTGCATTTAATGAAGAATTTGAGCGAATCGAGCACAACGAACTGCATATGATTAAAGCGGAAATTGAGAAGGAAAAGCATATTGCCAGCCTTCGAAAAAGGCGCCGTACATCAATCAACTGACAACCGCCTTCGGGCGGTTTTTTCTTACACATGCAGAGGCAACTTATGCGCGAGTTAGTAAACCAACATAACCATGGCATTCAGCCAGTCATCACACCTGTTGTACAGATAAATGCGAATGAATGGGTAACACTGGAGCTTTTAATGGCTGTAACAGGCCTAAGAAAAGGAACAATATTACGCGCCAGGGACAGTGCGTGGATGAACGGCAGAGAATATAAACAAATTGCCCCCGACGGAACGCCAAAGAAAAACAGCGAATGTCTCTATCATCTTCCTACCATCAACACTTGGATCAAAAACCAACCCTTACCATCTCAGGATGTTTAATTCTTGTCCATAAGAGTATAACCTGAGCGTGCTCTTGGACGCAGGAGGAACAATGGCGAATTCAGCCTATCCAGCCGGCGTTGAAAATCACGGAGGAAAACTCCGAATAACGTTTAAGTACAGGGGTAAACGAGTGCGCGAAAATCTTCGCGTGCCCGATACTCCGAAAAACAGAAAGATCGCTGGTGAGTTAAGGGCTTCTGTCTGCTTTGCAATCAGAACGGGAACGTTTGATTATGCCGAGCGATTCCCTGACTCACCTAACCTGAAGCTATTTGGCCTGGTAAAAAAAGATATCACCGTCGGTGAACTGGCACAGAAATGGCTTACTCTGAAAGCAATGGAAATCAGTAGTAACGCCTTAAATCGTTATCAATCAGTGATGAAAAATATGCTACCGAGACTTGGTCCTGGCAGGCTGGCGTCATCGATTACAAAAGAAGATCTGCTGTTTATCAGGAAAGATTTACTGACCGGGGAAAAGGGAAGCAGGAAAACCAGCACGTCCCAAAAAGGAAGAACCGTACCCACAGTGAACTATTACATGACAACAACAGCCGGAATGTTCAGCTTTGCCGCCGAAAACGGGTATCTGGAGAAAAACCCGTTTAATTCAATAACACCGCTGAGGAAATCAAAACCAGTGCCGGATCCACTGACCAGAGATGAGTTTAGCCGTCTCATTGATGCCTGCCATCATCAACAGACCAAAAACCTCTGGACAGTGGCTGTTTTTACAGGGATGCGACACGGTGAAATTGCCGCACTTGCATGGGAGGATATCGACCTGAAAGCTGGCACGATAACAGTGCGAAGAAATTTTACAAAAATAGGTGATTTTACGCTACCAAAGACTGACGCAGGCACTAACCGGGTTATACATCTTCTGGCACCAGCAATTGAAGCACTTAAAAACCAGGCGATGCTTACTCGTCTTAGCAGGCAGCATCAGATCACTGTTCAATTACGCGAGTACGGAAGAACAATTTTGCACGAGTGCACTTTTGTTTTCTGTCCGCAAATCGTTCGCAAGAATCACAAGGCTGGTATTAACTACGCGGTAAGCTCCATCGGAGCGACATGGGATTCAGCAATAAAAAGAGCGGGTATCCGATCCCGTAAAGCGTATCAGTCACGCCATACCTATGCGTGCTGGGCTTTATCTGCCGGAGCAAACCCGACATTTATTGCATCACAGATGGGGCACTCCAGCGCCAGCATGGTCTACAATGTTTATGGTGCATGGATGCCTGAGTGCAGCGTGACTCAAGTTGCCATGTTGAATAATGTCCTTAATGCCCGTGCCCCAGACGTGCCCCAAAGTGACCAGGAGGATGAAATAAAATTATATTTTTCAAAATGATAAACCATATCCTTAGACATGTTGAAACGATGGCACGCGCAGTCGCTGAGGGTGCAAGCAAAGTCGATGGCGCAGAAGTTGTCGTTAAGCGTGTACCGGAAACCATGCCGCCGCAATTATTTGAAAAAGCAGGCGGTAAAACGCAAACTGCACCGGTTGCAACCCCGCAAGAACTGGCCGATTACGACGCCATTATTTTTGGTACACCTACCCGCTTTGGCAACATGTCCGGTCAAATGCGTACCTTCCTCGACCAGACGGGCGGCCTGTGGGCTTCCGGCGCACTATACGGAAAACTGGCGAGCGTCTTTAGTTCCACCGGTACTGGCGGCGGTCAGGAACAAACTATTACTTCAACCTGGACGACCCTTGCGCATCACGGCATGGTAATTGTCCCCATTGGCTACGCAGCGCAGGAATTATTTGACGTTACACAGGTTCGCGGCGGTACGCCGTACGGCGCAACCACCATCGCAGGCGGTGACGGCTCACGCCAGCCAAGCCAGGAAGAACTGTCTATTGCTCGTTATCAAGGGGAATATGTCGCAGGTCTGGCAGTTAAACTTAACGGCTAATCTTCAACAGGAGGATACGCATGCCAACTCAAGAAGCGAAAGCTCATCACGTCGGTGAATGGGCATCTCTGCGCAATACGTCGCCGGAAATAGCCGAGGCCATTTTCGAAGTCGCCGGGTACGACGAAAAAATGGCGGAAAAGATTTGGGAAGAAGGTAGCGATGAAGTGTTAGTCAAAGCCTTTGCTAAGACCGATAAAGATTCGCTTTTTTGGGGCGAACAGACCATCGAACGTAAAAACGTTTAACCAGCGACTCCCCCGCTTCTCGCGGGGGAGTTTTCTGTTATTTCACCGCTTCATTCAACACGCTATCAAATTTATCCATCGGGCAGAAACCGTTGGCATCTATCGGGCAACCGCTTAATTCCAGCGTCACACGCTGAGCAGGTGCCTGCAGGGTTAACGCATCGGCATTACGTAACTGTTCCGCACTCTGATACACATATTCAATTTTCATCAAATCGCGATTGGCTTTGCTGTCATGCCAACGCTGGAAAACGATTTTGCCGCCAATCGGCGTGCGTTCGTTCTGGTCATGCAACTGATACGGTTTGAAATCCAGCGCCGTTAACAGAGAGGCAATGTTGGAGTCGTGCCCAACCAACACTGTAATTTTCGGTGCGCTGGTGCGATCGGTGACCAGAGCTTTGTCGATATAACTGACCAGCGGTTTCGCAACATTGCGCGCCACTTCCGGTGAGGTAAACAGGCTGTCCTGGTAGCCGTTTTTAAGCTTCGACAACACCTTCCACTGCTTGTCAGATTTGATTTCTCCCCAGGCCACCTGATCCATCGGAAAACCTTCGTAATATTGCAAAGTAAACGCATCTACCAGCGAGTTGCCGACTTTCAGCTGCCCGGAAACACCTGGTTCTTGTTGATACTTGGCGCTAAAGGTATTTTTGCCATCCACCAGCGAACACTGTTGTTTCTCTTTACAGGCAGGGGAATCTTTATAGTTAACGATTTTTTCCAGTAGCTGGTAGCTGTCGGTAAGCTGGAGTTTGCTGAGCTCTTTCTCCATTGCCGCCACCGCCTGTTCACTGAATGCGGCGGAATCATCGGTGATCACCGGGTTAAAGGTTGGGTCCATAGTGCCCATTTTTTCCTGGTGATGCACAGGAATATCACACCCCGGGAATGCGCCGGTAATAAAGAACTGTGCGGTCGCAACGGTACGTTGCAGACTATTGGCATAGGCATAAACGGTGTCCGGCGGCGGGCATTCCCCCGATTTCACCATCCCCTGCTGTGCCAGCCATTCACGCATGTAATGGCCCATATACACTTCGAGCACGCCACCTTTGGTGGTGAGTTGCCCACCGGGGACGTCCCATTCGGGCCATTTATTCGGCGTAGACTGCTCCAGCACACTGCCATTGTTCGCCAGCGGCGCACGTAAGTTATGGCGGCTCATCATGAGCACTTGCTGTAGCTGATAGCCTTCCGGTACGGTTTGTGCCTGAGCATTTGAAGCGAGTAAAACTATCCCTGCCACAGTTGCGGCGATTAGCGTTTTGTTCATTCCTGGCACCTCTTTTGTTATCAATCACTAAAGAGTGTGACAGAAATATGACATTTTTCCGGGAACAGGTTCGCAAAATGGCTTGTTGAATGCCTGTTTTTCTATATACATCTTTAAAAACAGGCAAGGTTTGACGCAAACTATGCCTGATTAGCTCCCTGCCTCGCGTACGCCGCTGATGATTACACCTGTGGCTAAACAGAATATCTGCGGCGTTACCAATACAGAGACAATATTTACCAATAAAAAAGTGTGAGACTAATAACAATGGTTTTTAGCATATGCCTTTGCCATTAAATTGCATAACGATTTAAATAGTCGAGTTGCGCATTCATTTCCTTATTTTTTAACTTATAAGCCTGAGCAAAAAGTTCAGGAGGGAGGTAAACATCATAATGATTGCCAGCGTTTATTAAATAACCATACTCAAGGTCGTCATCTGTTGAAAAGGATTCATTCCCCAAGGAGATTGATGCCATATTACTATTAACAATAAATAATGAGCAAATGCTATCTGAAAGAGCAGTGAGGAAATTTTTCACCTCATTAACCCTCTGCTCTGGGTCGGTGTCTAAAACAAGGCGTACCTTGTTATCATTAAATATAAATTCGGGTAAATGCAGTATGCATTTTTTGTCATTCAAGCAACTATCAATAAATTCTTTTTTAAAAGACAAAAAACTCCATGATAAAAAACCACCCTGCCCTGAATTTTGTTGTCAGATTGTAGATTAACGCCAAATAACGTCTTTACATCTTCCCTGAGATTATAGAATGCCGTATCAACAAGAGCCTCGATCGTTTGTTTATCAACAATTTTAATAAACTCTTCGTATACTTGCTTTTGCGTCTTATGGCCGCCCAGCGCCCATGAATACTCATGTTCTTTTAAAACCAGTATGGCTCTTAACAGACAATATCCATCGCCATCTACTGGAGCGTATTTTAATCCATATGTTTTATTAATTTCACTCTGAAGGTAATGACTCCAACTTATTGATAGTGTTTTATGTTCAGATAATGCCCGATGACTTTGTCATGCAGCTCCACCGATTTTGAGAACGACAGCGACTTCCGTCCCAGCCGTGCCAGGTGCTGCCTCAGATTCAGGTTATGCCGCTCAATTCGCTGCGTATATCGCTTGCTGATTACGTGCAGCTTTCCCTTCAGGCGGGATTCATACAGCGGCCAGCCATCCGTCATCCATATCACCACGTCAAAGGGTGACAGCAGGCTCATAAGACGCCCCAGCGTCGCCATAGTGCGTTCACCGAATACGTGCGCAACAACCGTCTTCCGGAGACTGTCATACGCGTAAAACAGCCAGCGCTGGCGCGATTTAGCCCCGACATAGCCCCACTGTTCGTCCAT